ATCTTAGGTGTAAGTTTTCTTACTTGTTTTACTGTGTTTGTGTTGCCATCTAAGGTTAATCCTTTTCTTTCTATGGTTGTGATGTAGTTTTCACCTGCAAACTGTTGCCCGAAATCTCCACGATACAGTTTAGTATCTGCTACACCTGCCATAAGAATAGACCTTTCTGTTGGATTATATTGCCTATCTCCCCATGTACCACTATAAGCTGTCCATGTCATAGATTGTCCAGACCAAACAACAGATGTTGCTCCAGGATCTACAATTCCAGGACCAATGTGATAAATATTAGGCAAATCACGAAAAGTAAATGAGTTATTAACATAGTTATAAATTAGTGCTTTATTGCAATATTGTGAACCGATACTAGGATAACACACCCACATCTCAGATTGTTGAACATTGTGTGTGCAAAAAGTTAAGTTGTAGTAGGCATCATTAATATCATCAAATAGCTGTCTTTTAATCAAATCAGAAGCTACAGACTTTTTAGATACTCCATTGTGTACAATTAAATCACCTTGCGTTACCACAAAATGGTTTCCGTCAAATTCTGCTATACAGTTTCTTGTCAATACACCTGTATCGTTAAATAGTTTTTGGAAACTAAATACAAGGTTTCCCCCTATATAGTTAGCTAACCATGTAGAGTTTTCTTTGTATATAACAAATGATTGCTTGAGAGCCAAACCATCTACAATAAAATCTGATTCATCGCCAATGGTAACAGAACCTGCGTCATTAGTTGCTGACGCTGTCCATGAAGATGGTAGTGCAAAGTTTTCTGCTGCATCTCCCCATCTAACTTTGTTAGGAAGTTCTGTGCTACTTTCTGTAAGATTAAGTGCCATAAGATAGTTACCAAATGCTTTTATAGTTTTGCAAGTTGTATTCGATGGCCAGTTAGTTAAATCGCTAAAGTTACTTGCACCTGTTGTTGCTAATACTTGTGGGTCATCTACTCCATTACATAAAATAGGTAAACCATTATAAATAGTTCCTGTCCAATTACCTATTGCTGTTAAGTTAGTCGAGTAATCTCCACCTGATGACCTTGTAAAGTCTGTGTGTGTTGAGCTACCACTTTGTCTATAAATCTTTGATGTACCTGCATAAAACCAATATACATTTGTGCCTGATGCCCAGTTAATAACAAAATATGGGGCAACTGTTGGTGTGCCGAATACCTGGTCATGTCCTTTAATTTTTTTAGCTGCATTATCTGCAAATCTAACATTAGATGCTTCTGAATAAAATTCAGGTGGCAATACAGTATTGTTTGTATCTTTTACTAGACCTTTAGGTGCAGGTGCTACAAATGTTGCCATTACGCAGTTCTTCTCCACATATATGCAACGATGTATGGTGGCATGTTGTTGTGAGCTCCACCTCCACCAGTAGCATCTGTTGATACATTGTCCCCCAATGTTCTTGCATTACCACCTGTAACATCAACATCGTTACTATTGGGAGGTGGAAGAATACCTGCTGGTTGATTGTGAGTATGAGACGGCATTTCAGAAATGCTTAATGTATGAGTTTTAGCACCACCTGTTTCTTGAAGTGCGTCGAAATCACTATCTGCTGCGTTATAACCAACCATCATTCTGCCTGAACCAAACGCTGCCCATGTACCGAATCCTAATAACGTTGCAGGGTTAGTCGTTACTGCTGCATTGATATAAATAGATCCTACAGGATATATGTCTGACATAGTTACAAGTCCACTACCTGCTGATAATGCACCTGTAATAGTAAGATTTCGTATAGCTGTGACATCTTTGTTTGCATCGGCAGTTACAGCTTTAGACGCTTCTACTGTTCCAAGTGTTGTTATATCTACATAGTTAAGTTCTGTAGTGTTTGCCGTAACACCATCGAGTAAATTTAATTCTGCCTGTGTGCTTGTTACAGCACCTGATAAATTTGGGAATGTAGCTTTTACTGTTGATTTAATAAGTCTTAAATGGTCATCACCCTCAGATACGGCATCACCTGCTGTAGGGTTTGAGCTATTTAGACTGTCTATATATGTTCCTGTTTCTAATCCCATTATTCCACTCCCATTAATGCTTTAATTTGTGCATCTGTTAAACCTAATTCTTCTAGTTTTGCTTTTCCACTTGCTCTGTTTGTTTCTGCATCAGCTTCTGCTTGTGCAACTCGTTGAGTTGTTGCTTTTATTTCATCTGTATCATCATATGAGCCATCTTCTTTTTTTATCATTCCTGCGAACACATCATCATTAACTTCAACATAACCCTCTATTGGCTCGTATGATATTTGTTTGACTACATTGTTTTCTATGAGAGCATATTTCATTATGGTAACTTCCTTATAAATACAGTTGAATATATAGAACTTCTAGTATCATTCATGTAGTGTCCTAATCCTATGTCGGCTTTTGCACCTTGTGTTCTGTGCCTGAGTTCAAATACTTTTGTGCCTGTAATAGTAAATCTTCCATAAACAGGTGAAAAAGCACTTGTTAATGTATTGAAAGCAGAGTTAAAAATCTGCATACCTAAGACTTCTATATCACTATCAGTAACATTATATAAAAATGCTCTGTGATGGTCTACTGCTAAACCACTTGCCCATGCCTCAACAAAATAAGTTCCTGCAGGTAATGTTATTTGGTTAGATGAGAGACTAGCTCCTGTAATTTCATTTGTTTTTACTGTGTTTAAATCTCTAATATTATCTGTATTTGCACTAGCAGAACCACCATGTGTTGTTGTTCCTTTTTCATCTTGAACATGAAGCAGGTCTAGTTTACCACTTTCAGGAACAGTAAATGTACTCGCAGGTAAAGTTATTGTATTTGTACCTGCACTTGCAGGAACATCTAGTGTAATTTGCCCTGAACTACTACCTTTAATTACTAATGCCATTCCTTATCCCTCTAATGTTGTTACTCTGGATTGTAAGTTTTCTATTACTGCTTGTTGTTCTTGTATTGTTTTGACTAATAAAGGTACTAATTTGCTTTGGTCGATTCCTTGCATTTCTGCTCCATCTTTTTCTCCATTAACTGCTTCAGGTACAATACTTGAAACTTCATGTGCAATAAATCCATCTAATAATGTATTAGTATCATCTGCTATCCAATTAAATCTACATGGTTTAAGTTGTTTTAATCTTGTAGTTGCATCAAAAGAATAGTCTACATTTTCTTTCAATCTATAATCAGAAGATGTGTTATATGAAACTGTTGAGCCATTGGTTGATATGGTGCCTTTAGTTGAGCCACCATTTCTAAGTAGAATAATATCTCCTGTGCCATCAACAAGGTCAATAACCATTGCTGATGCACTATCTCTACCAAACACGAATGTTTCACCTGTAGTTATTTTCATTCGTTCTGCTGTAGTTGTACCACCACTACTGCCTGTAGAAAATATAACATTTTCACCCTCTAGCTCAATTTTTCGCATGTTATTACCTGCATCAGGAGCATTAGATTGAAGAACTAACTCATCGTTACCACCTTTATAAATTTTTAATTTCCTAGATGAACCTAGAGCATTTATCTCGATATTATCATTGCCACCTACTTTGACATCTATGACATCATCTGTATCTGCTGTAATAGATGTATCTGCGTCTGCGTCTAATATTAATTCATTGCCGTTCAAATCAATGCTAGATTCTGTAGGCTGTAAATCTGTATTATTTGCTTTTGTACCATGTAATGTTAATGCCATCTAACTCTCCAATGCTGTAATTCTTGCTTCTAATTCTTGTATTGTTTTGACCAATAAAGGTACAAGTTTACTTTGGTCTATTGATTGATGCTTATCTCTTGTTTGTTCTTTGCCGTCATCATCTGTATATTTTTCTGTTGCATCTTTTTCTCCAACGACTGCTTCAGGTACTATGCTAGAAACTTCATGTGCTAAAAATCCATCTAATGTTGTATCTGCATCAGCTTTAAAATTGAATCTAGCAGGTTTTAATTGTTTTAGTCTTGATGTTGCATCAAATGTATAACTAACATTTTCTTTCAATCTGTAATCAGATGATGTTGCATAAGATGTACCACTACCACTTGTAACAATTTCTCCAACAAAACCATTAGCATTTTTAAAACCAATTTGTACTGTACCACCTGAGTTTACAGTTCTCATAACACAAACAACACCACCACCTGTATGAGCAATATGTAACCTTTCTCCTAAATCTTGTGAAGTAGAACCCATCATAATTTGACCTGATTTATCAATTCTCATTCTTTCTGTTGTGCCACTTGCACCATCAGCAGTTGTTTGGAATACTAATCTTGTAGGTAAATCATTACTACCTGGCGTACCATCAACAGCTGCAATTATAACAGCACCTTGTGATTGTGTATCACTACCATCTGCTCCTGCAAAAACAATAACACCTAATTCATCATTATTTTGAACAACAGTCTCGCTATTGACTGATGTACCTCTTGATTTACCAAACCTTAATGTCGGAGCAGCTGAAGAATTTGCATTAGATTTTAAACTTATTGAAGATGTTTCTGTAGATGTTCCTTGTATTTGTAATTTACATTCTGCTCCTCCAATGTTTGCTGATTGTAAATGTTCAAACAATAATCTTCCATTATCATCAAATTGCATTTTATCTGTACCGCCAACCTTAAAATTTATCTTGTTGTCAGCTACTTCTCTTAAACTTGTATTACCATCAGCATCTAATACTAATTCGTTGCCTTGTAAATCAATCGTAGTGCCAACACTAAGTTTAGTCGTGCCATTAGACTGTATATCTACTGTGCCACTTGTATCTGATACAAACTTTAATCCGTCTGATGTATCTGCATTAATCTTAACTGTCATAATATTACGAGCCTCTCTCCCGATGGTATACTTATTGTAACTCCGCTGTTAATGGTAAGTGGTCCAACACACATAGCTGATTTGTTAGTAGATAGCGTGTAGCTTGTTGTAACTACTCTTTCGTTTTCTTGGAATACTTCATCTCCACCTGCTCCAGTAGCACCACCACCTGCTCCACCAATCGCACCCCAAGCACTACCATCGTAACCCTCAAATCCTGTTGTTGTAGAGTTAAATCTAAACATACCAGTTGCAGGTGAGCCATCTCTTTGAGCTGTTGTACCTACAGGTATTTCGGCACTTCCTGTACTAGCAGTTTCTATAACTACTCCTGTAAGTGATGAACCTGATCCTGAAAATACTGTTGCACCTAATGTGCCTGAACTTGAATTAAATGTTAAGTTACTACCTGATTTAGGACCTAAATCTCCAGTAGCTGCTGTTGAAAATAAAGGAAAACAAGTTGTATCAGATGATTCATCTGCCACAGTTACTGCTGTTGCTATTGCTGCCGTACCACTTGTGTTCTGATTACCTGCTGAATTAACTCCAGGTAAGTCAATATTTCCTGTGCCATCGAATGAGACTCCACCAATGTTTCGTGCTGTCTCTAACGCAGTTGCTGTTGCAGCATTACCAGTCGTAGAACCTGAGCTTCCTGATACATTTCCTGTTACATTTCCTGTAATATTTCCCTCAAATGTAGCAACTAATGTGCCTGTAGCATAGCCTGTACCACTTG